ATAGCATCAATAGCATCGTCATCAGTTTCACCTAAGATAGTTTCTATTGTTTCATTAGCTCGTCGCTCAAGGGATGCTGGATCAATTGCAAATGTTTTAACTTTAAATAAACCATCATCACCTTTAAGAGTAACCTCTGGATTTTCTTTAAAATGATCCATTAATATTTTTTTAAATCCATCTCGATCACTATGTATTTTACGTCTATTAAACAATCTAGGTAAATAATTGGTAGCAGATTTTTTCCCACCACCTTTATTAATTACGTCTAAAGCGTTTTCAATACGCAATTTAGTTTCGTTCATAGCTTTACCTATATCTTGTAAAGCTCCACCCATTCGAGGTGTTAAATCTAAATCTTTATTTAAAGCAGCAAGATCATCTATGTTTTTTGCAGTTCTAATTAACTCAAATTTTGCAGCTATAGTTGCATTATCTTTTTTAGCTTGAGCTAATTCAGTTTCTAATCTTTTCTTAAAATCTATTTGTTTTTTAGTTAAACCCCTAGATGAAGAAGCTTTAATTAATGGAACTAACTTAGCCTCAGTTGTTTTAATTTTAGTTAGATTCTTTTTTTCCCAACTCTTCATCCATTTTTTATTCGCATCAATAATACTTCGAACTACACTTTGAAGCTCCATTTGTTTGCCAACAGTTTTAAGATAGGTGTCTTCCATTATATCTCTAGCATTAATTAAACCTTCGTCTTCCAATTCTTTGCCATATTTTTCAAAGAAAGTACGAGCAGATTGAACCGAAGATGCTTCTTCGGGTGTCATTTTCTCATAGGGTATATCATCTGCCATTAATCTGCCGACATGATTGTACCATTGATCTGGAGCAAAACTTGTCATTCCAAGCTTAGAACGTATTTTTTCATAGAAAGCACCAACAGGAACATTCATAAACTCAGCGTTTCCGCGAGAGTTTAATTTCCTATGATCTTCATTTATTTTGTTTAAAGCTACATACCAATCACCTTGTCTGCGTGCAGCATTAGTATAAACAGGAGTGCCTATGCTTCTACCTAATTGATGTAGAGCTAACGGCATACCATTATCCCCAGCTAAACCTAACATATCCTCAACAGCCCAATCAGGTAAAAGTTTATCATTTACAGTAACCTTAACTGGACTTGGTAAAAATTTTGTAAACCAAGAATTATTAAACCATTGTCCACTATAAGATAAATCTTCACCACGTTTTATTGGCTTGTCAGTAATGCTATTAAGATAAGTTTTATAACCTTCGTGAAATACAGCTACCCTTTTATTGCTAGCCGCTGGTCTAATAAGAGCTTTACCAAGTCCATATCCAAAAGCAGAACTAACAGTTATAGTAGCGGTTGTTAATAAAGCTGCATTGCCTAGAGTAGTATTTACATCTTCCCCAAAACTTAAATCTGTTAATGCTTTAGATAAATTTAAACTTCCATCAAGTACGGCAGTGTCTAAAGCTGTAATTTTAGCAAGATTACCAGCAGTTAAACTTTTTCTAGGCCCCATTAAGCTATGTGCTTGTTTTATTTTATTAGCTGCAGCAATTTTACTTGCAGAATTAGTAGATGTTCTAGCTAAAAGATACCCCAAAGATTTAGTAGCCGCAAAACCAGCGTAAGGAATTACTATAGAAGCATAAACAAGTGGGTCACTTGCAAACAAATTAAGACCAGTTGATCTGTCAAGAATGCTTCTTGTTCTATCTCTTTTTTCAAGGAACTCGTTTGCAGCTAAAAAGTTTTCTTGGCTTCCAATTCCAAAAGTACGAAGATATTGTGCTGACTCACCCGATATACCATTCTCTTCTATAAAATCTTCTACACGGCTAATAGCGTTTGGATCATAAGGGCCTTTGCTTAGGAACACTTGATTTTGAGCTATGATTGGATCAATGTATTTGTTGAAATTTGCATTAGCAGTTTCGCCAAATGTAGCTGGAGCCTGATCTATTGGGCCTTTTGGCTTTTCGTCAAATGGTTTTGGTTCTGGTACTATTATTTCCATTATTCAACCAAATCCTTTTCATTGTAAGCTTTTCGTTTTGCTCTAAACACTTCAAGAACTCTAGCGTTACTTCCAAGCCCTGTTCTTATACCAGAAAATCTAAATTGTTCAGCTGCGTTTGACATAAAATGTTTTTCTGTAAAGTGTGGAAGAGTTGCTAAGTATTGAATTTCTGCAGTTACTTGTTCAGCTTTAGTACCACCGCGACTCTTTGATTGCTGAAAATTAACAAGAGCAGCCAAAGTTATATTAGACACGTCTTTAGGTTTAGTCATGTATTGAGGCATACCATCTATTGTAAAAGGTTCAAAGCCTCCGTTTTCAGATGGGATTCCAATAAGCCACTGAGGCTTACCCTCGTCAAAAGATGCTACATCTGGTTGAAAAATAACGTTAAAGTTTAATGCTCTGCCACCATCAATAATTCTTTGGTTATCATTCATATTAACTAAATTTTGATAACCACCAGTTATTTTATCTTTAACTCCAAGCATACCATCCCAAAAATTAAAGCCAAAGCTTTGACCAGCAGCCCTTATAAAAGCATCGGCAGCAGTACCACCTCTTAAATAATTTGCATATTTATTATCTGGATGTAGAGCTAATTTATTAGTAAAAAAGTTTCGAGCAGCTAATATTTCTTTAGTAGTCAGATAACCTTGAATAGCAAAAACAGTTGAGTCTCCAATATTTGGACCAAATACGTTTGGGTCTTTTATCATATTTTTAGTAAAACTAGAGATTGTTTCAGTTATTACTTCTTTAGTTATAGTAATTCCTCTAGCTTTTTTTATCTTAATAACAGATAATATTTGTTCTGAATACTGAGGGCTAGCCCTGACCTCTTTAAGAATATCTTTAAGAACGCCCTGCCTTTTACCTGTTACATCAAAAAGTACATCTTTGCTTAAATCACCAGAATAATTTCTAAGTTCTATTAATATACTTGCAGGACTTCTACCTTCTGATCTACCAATATAACTGGCAGCAGAATATCTTGCGTAATCTTCTTGAGTCATAGACGCTCTAAGTAAATCTAAAGGCAAATCTCTTTGATCTGAACCAGTAACTTTTAAATTTGTGTATTGCTCCCAAATATTCATAGCTGCTTCAATATCAAGTTCACTAGAGCTTGTTAAGGAAGAGCTTAAAACATCTAAAACTTGAGGTACTAAAATTCCTTGCTCCATTAGTTTATTAACTTCTGGAAATAACATTATATTGCTAGCAGATAAAACTTCGTTAGCTAAATATTGGTCTATATACTTTTTAATATTCTCAGGACTTTGTCCTATGCCATTATTAAATCCAATTCCAGATTCTAAATTTGTATTAGCTTCAATCGTTAGTTTAGTTTGGTTTTTAATAGAAAGAATTTCTTGATTTAATGCGCTACTTACAACAGTTCGGCTTTCATCAAATGCTGGACGAAGCATATTGTATTTATCTTTTTGTGCTTGCGTTGTTAAACTTATATTATTTCCAGTAACAAGCGCATCAAGAACAGCAGTTAATTCGTCAGCTGATTCAAGTAAAATATCTCTAGCTTTTAGTAACGAAATTTTAGTATAGTGTTCTCCAATTTCATTTGTAAGTGAAATTTTAGTAGCACTAGAAAGAGACGAATCGTTAATCTTTTTGCGTAATTCTTTATAATCTTTTGTTAAATCTGTACTAGCACTAAAAGCAAGGGCTTGTGATCTTAATGCATTTTCTGCCTTTTTAATATCTACGCCTTCCAGTCTGGCTTTCGCTGATCTTTTATCATTTAGCTTTTGCGATAAAGTTTTTCGCTCTTCCATAGTTAAACTTTTTAATTCGGATATTATTTTTTTATCTTTAACATTATTAATTGAACCAAATGCTGAACTAGAATCTAATAAATCTACCACTAATTCATCAAGGCGGTTACTGCTGCCAGATGTAATAAAGTCTAATTTCTTTTCTAGTAAATTAGCGTATAGTTCAGTTTTGACTTGGTATCTTAATTTAGGGTCTGCTATTGAACTAGTTGCCATATTTATAGTATTAAAACTTGGACTAAGCGCAATCTGAGGCGTAAGTTTTGATACAAGAGTAGCGGTATTATCTTGTTGAACATTACTTGCTGCTTCTTGGGAAGCCTTTAAAGAAGATCGAAGAGTATCTTTACCCCTAGCTATAGAAGCAACAGACACCAATTCATTTAAATTTCCAATTCCTGTGTCATTGGATAATGTCATTAACACATTAGGGTTATCAATTCCCATCATTAATAAATTTTGGTTTGCTTCAGTCATGTTTGAGTATATTTGTGCTAAAGAATTATTAGAAGATAAAGCTCTATATCCATCAAGCGTATCTAATGCGGAGTTATATTGTGAGGGTGTGATAGCACCTGTCTTAAAAAGATCAGAAGCTCTTATGTACTCTATACCTATATCTTCCTCAATTTTTTTGTGATCTATTCCTAATGCAATTTGTTGTGCTATATTTCTGCCAGCATGAATTGATGCAACAATTTGTTGCCTTTCAATCGCTGCTTTAGTTTCTTCAATTTCTTTTGCTTTAAGTGATTCGTATGTTTTGTGGACATAGTTAGTACCTTTTTCAGTAATATATCTGCTATAATAAGTATTCTCTCCAGCTGCATTATACATATTATTAACATGCTTACTCATATCATCACGATATTGGCTCGCACTTTTAGAACTAGAAGCAATACTTGCTCCCATTGCTGTAAGTTCAGAATTAACTGACTCTTCAAATCTTCTATTAATCATGCTTTGATAAGCAGCAGCGGCAAATTCTCCAAACTCTGCTGGTGGAGTATAAGCCTCAGGTTCATTAGTAAGAGGATTTATAGTTGAAATTTGTTTACTAGATTGAGCTAAAGCAGTTTCCTCACCAACAGTGCGAGCATTATTAGCTGCTGCCTCAAAAGCTCTAGCAGTTAGTTGGTCAGCTTGCTGGCTGATTTGTTCCCACATTTCTGCTTCACCAGTGTTTATCCTACGCACACCAACTGGCTTATTAAAGACTTGAGTTTTCTGTCTAATTACAGCCATTTATCTTGTCCCTCCATTTGCAGCAGTTTTTGAAGCATCAGAAAAAGTATTAAAGATTGTTCCAGTAGCTTTAAGTAAAGAAGCACGTCTAGCAACTCTACCGCCACGGCGAAGAGCCATGGCTTCTCTTGTTCTGGCACTAGCCTCAGCTCGTCTTTGATTATCAAGTCTGCCAAGATCAGTCGCAGCAATTTCTTTTTGTTTATTTAAGAAAGCCTCAACAGACCTATCAGAACCAATATCCCTACCAACAGAAAACATAGCTATGTTAGCCTCTGTTGCTGAATCAAACTCGGCCCTACGAGCTGCAGCCTGTTGCATTGCAAAGACTTCGCCCTGTTCTCTCTCGGTTTCGGTATTAAACGCATCCATGTTGGCTGCATCTTGTCTTGCTCTACCAGCTTCCTTGCTAGCTTTCGCTGACATAAAACCAGATAATAATTGAAAAATCATTTGCACTATAAAATTAACTCCGAAATAAGACCATTAACTTGCATAGGCATTGGATCAACTTGCTCAACAGTTACTTGAGGATTTCTATTGTATCCGAGAAGCCTAACCTCTTTGTTTCCACTAAATCCATTTAAGTTTGAAATTGCTCTATTATTTACTTTAACCGAAGTAGCATCTTTAAGACTTAAAACAACTGTCCCAATGCCGCGTATGTCACCTGTTACTGGCCCATTGCCAACCACAGTGTCTATAGGATTAGTAATAATTTTAGCTGTAAACTTTTTGCCAACATAGAAATGAGTATGACCGCTATGTGCAGTCATAGTAATGTTACCACTACTAACAGTAAACTCGCCTAGAGAAGCAAATACTCCGCTAGTTGAGTTATATCCAATTACATCTACAGTGCCTGTAGTATAGGCGCTACTGACGCTTACAGTCCCATTGCCGTAAGCTACATAAATATAATTATCTAAACCAATATCACCTACAAATTCACACAATGTATAGATATTGTTTGTGTCTTTAATGTAAGAAAACAACCTATCTCCAATTGCCACAACAGATTTAAAGTCGCATTGAGATGTAACCCTAGTCCAAGCTGCACGTTTCTCAGCTCTACTAGAACTAAACAAAGCCATATTCCCATTATTCATAACTAAAGCTGCATAAGATTCTTGAGTGCTAAAACCAGAATGAACAACAGCCATATCAACTGGTGTTTCTATTAAGTGAGTAGCTACTGTTGAAACCGCAGTAGATATATAAGCATCTTCTGCATCAGAATAAATGTACTCGCGTATTGCTCTACCACCTTTTTCAACAAAAACAGTAGCACCATCAATAGATGTAGGCAAAACAAACTCAGTACCAAATGGTGTTTGTTTTCTTATTTGAGCATTAGTTGGTGTAATTGCTTGGTTTAAAAAAGTAGGTACATACAGCTCATCTGACAATGTAAATACTTGTAGGTCACGATTCGACCTCATATACCTAATTTCATTAACATCACCAGTCGCAGCAACTAAATTAATTGCATCAGTATCCTCGGCATCCCCAACATTAAAGTCAAAGAACTCTCCAAGACTGGACATCCAAATTGTATCAGGCTCTGCAATAGTACCACCAAAACATAATCTGTTTTCATGGAAGGTAACTGCAGCTGGATAGCCTCGCAAAGCAGAAAAAGATTGTTCATCCCATATATGAGTAGCAGCTCCAGTAGTCACTTTAACAAAACCGCCTCCATCTTCGGCTGATGTTGCATTAGAACCACCAGTAATTGTATATGTATTCAAATCTAATACATCTCCAATAGTCCTTGAGCCATTTATATTGGTAGCAACTATACCCCCAACAGCAACAGCATCAGAAAAAGCAATAGATTCACCGCCAGCAAAACCATGTTCTATTTGCGTGACCTCAATAATAGCGCTTCCGTTTCTTGTTCTTAATGGATTTAAAATGCTTAAACGCACATCTAAAGTATCAATAATATTACCAGTCGCGCTAGTAGAACTAGCTACAGCAGTTATCAAAATTTCATTTCCACCATAGCGCAGAACTGTATTGACGTGTTTACCTGTAGTATCAAAATAAGCTGCACTTGTAGTTAATGTTCTGCCATTTCCAGAAGTATTATTTACTGCAAGTGTTGTGCTTGTAGCATGAAACTTGCTGTATGGCTGGTGAGTATTGTGACCATCAAAGCTTTCATCAAAGCTATATGTACTTAATTCAAAAGCTGTAAGACTTGTTCTTGATAACATACGAGGCGCAAACAGAGGGTGGGATATAAACATAACATCGCCATACTGTGCTGTATTAAGTTGCCGTATGTAATCTGCGTCAAAAGGTAAAGAAGCAGAAGCTGTATCAGCAGTTATAGTTGATACAAGACTTACTGTTCCATTTGTTAAAAGCCTATAACAAAGAATGTAAGCTTCACCAATTGCAATTATATATTTTTCGTTATCATCAAATATAAATGGAGCTAAGTATACGTCTTTATTTGTTTGACCATTAGCTGCATGAAACTTTAAACCATGCCGCTTCTTAACAGCGCCTTCGGGCAAGACAATCATATTCTCTAAACTCTGAGCAGACGCTGAATAAATAGGACTATCAGTCCTCATTATAGTGCTTTCGCTAATCTCACCAAATTGAAAGCTATTTTGTGGAATCCTTACTTTCTGCATTAGCTACGCCTCTGTGCTATAAACCTTGTTGTCTGTAGTTTTCGAGTAGTCTGTTGCTGTGAATCAAGTCTGCGAGCTTTTATCATTTGGCGCTCCGCCTGTTGATCCATCATCTGTGCTAAATTAGCGTCTCTTGCAATAGAAATTGCCAACATTGAAGCAACTTGAAACTCTACTGCCAACGTAAAGTATGGAGGCCAGTGCGCTTCTGCTGCTCTGTAAATGTAATCAGCAATAACAACATCATTAGTATCTATGTCTCCATAGATTTTATCCCCATATGTATCATACTGTATGGGGTGATCGCCTACTGTAACTGCGCTAAGCATAAGAAGGTCAGATGGCATTTGATATGCTGCATCAAATCTTCCTGTAGGCGCAGAAACTAAACGATTTAAAACTTGTTGGTTGGTGGCAAATCGCCAACGACTGCTAGTCAAAGACGATCTTGCAATGTCTTCGTATAGAGCATCGACGACATCAGCCTCAGCTGTACCCTCGTCAAAGGCTGAAATAGGAGAACCGCCCATTAGGACGGAGGCGCGTGAACATACTTTTATTGGTGTATTTGCTGGCATCTAATCAACCTATCTATAGAAATGAAAGGGGGCCGAAGCCCCCTTCCTTATTAATCTCCGTCAGTTTCTACAATGGCAGTGCCATTAGAAATGTCTACAACTCCTGCTGATGTATTTGTAAGTACATTTGCAAGATTTGTTGTCGGAGTGTTACTGTCTACAACGATAATAACGTCACGAATATTCATCATGGAAGAAGCACCATTAAAATATCCAGCCGAATTTACAGTCGCAATTGAATCTGCTGATGTGTAGTGCCATAAAGACACTCCAGAAGCACCAGCCATGCGAGTTAAGTTTGCTGCATTAAAAGCCATTTTTTTACTCCAGTTTAATTGTTGTCAAGAACTTCGTAAACACCATTAGCATCAATAACAATTGATCCCATTGACATCATTGAAGTCGCTAAGTGAGATACCTTCTCAGCTACATAATTTACCTCAGTGCTAACATCGGCATTGATTCCGATACCAACCGCTGATGTATGGTAAGCAAAGTTTTTACCAGCAGCTACGGCAGACGTTGAGAAAATCTTGAAACCCAAGAACTCTTTCATTGTCATACCACCAGCAAACGGAAGGTTTTGAGGCCCAACGTAATCTGATGAAGCAAACTCATTAATTGAAAACAAGTCAGTGTAACCAGCAGGGGACATAGCAAGGTAGCGTTGTCCATCTTCTGGAACATCTGCAGTACCCATTGTTTCAAATAATGAAAGCAAGTCAGCTTTTTCAAGAGCAGAATTTGTGTCATGTATTTGTGTGCTACTTGCACCAGCATCTAATGCCGCTGTAATTAGCTCATCTG